CATTAGAGTTTATAATATCAAGAGAATTACGAGTACTGTAAGAATAAAAAGTATCCGTATTTCCGGTTCTTATCTCTGCACTTCTTCCAATACCAATACTTGCAACATTATTATTTCTACTAATGACTCGTATTGATGAAATACCAGTCTTATTAACTTCTATATCTGCCTCTGGTGCCGTATTAGTTCCTACTCCAATTTTTGCAGGAAATCCGACAACATAAAGAGTATCAGTTACCGTAGCGATACCAGTTGAAGTAAATCCACTATTTACTGAATTAATTGATATATTTGCCGAAGAAGAAAGTGTTGATGCCGTTGTTGCGGTTCCAGTTACATTGCCAGTTACATTACCAGTTACATTACCAGTTACATTACCGGTCAAAGAACCAATAAATGAGGTTGCGGTAACAATACCACCACTAATTGTGACACCGGTTCCTACTTGAAGTGTGGCAAAAGTTGAAACACCACTAGAATTTACATTTCCTGTTAGATTTCCGACAAAACTATTGGAATTTATAATACCACCACTAATTGTGACACCGGTTCCTACTTGAAGTGTGGCAAAAGTTGAAACACCACTAGAATTTACATTTCCTGTTAGATTTCCTAGTACATTTCCTGTTAAGTTTCCAACAAAACTAGATGACGTTATAATTCCAGTTGTATTTACATTTCCTGTGATGTCATCAACAGAAAGTCCATTCCCAGTAATAGGATCTCGACCAACCTGTAAAGAATAATTTGGAAGCGTGGTTCCTATACCTACTTTAGACGTGGTAGAAAGGTTTCCGGCATTAACAATCCATCCATCAACTGCAACTTGTTCAACATTAAGCAGATTACTGCCGTCACCATAAAATGCCGTGGCACTTATGATTCCTGTAGATGCGTTTGATGTAATTAACGTTCCAACCCCTACATTTCCATAAAAAGTAGAAACTCCGGTGATTGCCAGATTCCTTGCCGTGACTAATCCAGTAACCTTTGCAGTTCCGTGAACATCTAAAAACTCTCTTGGAATTGATGTTCCAATTCCGACCAAACCATTCGCATTTACAATGAAGTTGTCGTCATCGACCTGAACACCATTTCTAAAATTAAATGATTTGTTATAATTTGCCATCTTGGAGACTTTTTAAGTATTTATGAAACTCTCATAATGAATGCCAGTGCATAGTATGGAGGACGGTTTTCGTGTGCTTGACCATAAGATTGGTTTCCCAAATCATCTATAGGAGGACCACTTGTTCCTACATCACATTCACCAACCGCTCTTTCCAATACATAATCTCTCAATTGATCAACTTGACTATTTCCACCAAGTCCAGTAACGGAAATATGTTGTGTCGGCGCTTGTGATAATTCTGCTTTACCCGCTTCACTTCCTTGATACCCTCCAGTAGATGCTAAAAAGTGTCTATGGTAAGGGACTTGTCCTGTAGAAAGAATAACAGTATTATCACCACCAGTATTTCCTATTACATAAGCACCACCAGAACCTACAATAAATCTATCTACTAAGTTTGGAGTTAATTGTCCAGCAAGTGGACCTGATGCAATTAATGAATTATTGCACAATTGCCATCCTGTTGGAACAGATCCACCAGACCACATAATAATTCCACCAACTGGAACAAGTGCATTTTCAAAAGTAATCTTATCAGTAGTTATTGCATCATTAGCAATCTTATCAGTAGTTACTGAAGAATTGGTAAGTCCCGATGTTTGTACTTGTGTAACTGACATAATCGTTTATCTCCTTTATTAGTATTTAATCACTGGAAGCATTCCAACATATGGTGGAAGGTTTGCGTTGGTTATGTTACCTGGAGTTCCTACATAGTTGATGTTTACAGTAACTGCTTCAGTGGAGGTGGTTGTAAGTTCGCCGCTAAAGTTATATGCTGGTTTATCAAACCCCGATGACGCATTTCCCCCCGCCAACGCGAATGCCCTAGCAGGGTTGTAGAAGGTGTGGCTGTGGTTTCCTCCCGAATTGGTGTGATTGTGATAAGGAACAATCGCATCAGCAGTACCACTAGCATCTCCAGGAATTGCGGAGTATCCTACAAAATTATTAATTAGATTTGGAAGAGTTCCAGTGGCACCATAAGTAGTTCCTAAGAAATTACGAAGACCTTGTAGAAGAGTTGCATCTACCCCTTGGAAAGTTCCACTAGTTGGAATTGTTCCCCCATTACAAATTAAATACCCTTCTGGGGCGTGATAGGCAACACTAGAAATTGTTACAGACCCTCCAGTTGCAGTATCTGCCGAAGATGCTGCCATATAAAATACAGAACCAACCGGTGTAGCAACTGCCCACTTAACACCCGCTGCCTGATTACTATCTGCCGTTAGAACATATCCATTAGAACCAAGTGTAATTCTTGCGGCAGCAGTATTTCCAGTTGCGGCAAGAATTTGCCCTTTAGCAGTCCAATCAACATTAGAAATCAGAGAACCCTGACCACCAAGAGCAACAATAAAACAAGAAACTCCAGTTGCCGGAGGAGTCGTAAATCTTATGGTGCTTGTATTTTCTCCTCCAGATTGTAAAATTAAGAAATCCGCTCCGGGTCTTTGTATGACACCACCAATAGATACGATTAAGTTTGCCGAACTCCCTGCCGGAACAAAAGGAGTTGCACCAATAAGAAGAGTAAAATCAGTTGTAGACCCATTAAAAGATCCAGAAATATCAGTACAAACTAATGAATTTCCGAGTGGGAAGTCTCCGGTAATTGATGCACTATCTGCAGGAGTATATCCAAGAGCATTTGTAACTTCTCTTGAGGTAATAAAATCTTGAGTTCCATCTGAGCGGAACATCTTATAGGTAGGAGTTCCATTTAGAGTTTCTATTTGAGGTATTGTTGCCTTAAACTTGGGTGATGTAATTCCTTCTGCACCAGAAATAGTAGCAATTCCAGTAACACTTAAATTGGAAAGTGTAGTAGTACCAGTAACACCTAAGGTACTGCTAAGTGTAGTGGCACCAGTAACACCTAAGGTACTACTAAGTGTAGTTGCACCAGAGACTCCTAGTGTTCCTGTAATAGATGCCCCACCATTAGCATTTAGGAGACCAGTTAATGTAGTGGTTCCACCAACATTCAGGTTCTTGGCAATACCAACACCACCACTTACAATTAGTGCTCCGTTTGCCGTGGTTGTGGATTGAGTATCGGCACTTACTTTTAACTGAGATTTAGCGTTTATATTATCGGCAAACTTAACTTCTTTATTGAATGTAACCGGACCATCAAACTTAGAAAGAACAGTACCAGAATTACCACCCTCAACAACAAGTCGTTCTTTAACCGTTACTTCGTCAAATACGGCACTTAATCTAGATGGGTCTTCACCAGTAACCGTTGGAATTGGATTATCATATGTAATTTCTTCACCAGTTGCAGAAGATTTCTTACGATTACCTACAAATAAGTCTCCATTGTTGTTCATACCAGTATAAACAACAATACCACCGGACCTTTCTTGAGACTGTACCAAGAACTCTTCTCTTTCTGTCAAGGTTACGCTCTGAACTTGAGGTAATCCGGTTGAGTAGTTTCCTGGACCATATCCAAGATACTCAAAAGTATGCCCAGATGCTCTGACAATTGAAGGTCTTCTAAATTCAATTGAGATTGGTTTAATCTTTCTGATAAGTGAACCACTATCGTGAGCGGTTTGTTTTGTAGATAGAGCACCACGAATCACCGTAATCTCATTTCCACCACCACCACTTAGAGTGCTACTCGCAACTCTCATAATCTCTTCATCAATCTGTATATAAGAACCAAGTGGGAATCTCTTGGTGATTTCTGCGGCACCTACAGGGCTTGATACTGCAACTGTGAGAGAGGTTGTTGTAATTCCACTAGCGGCAACAAGTGTTTCTTTATCAAATAATGGAACACTTCTAATTGCCAGATTTTCTGCGGTGGAATCGGAACTAGCATCATTTGTAGATAAACCGTGCTTAAGGACATATCCACCATTCACACTTATGACAGGTGTAAGTGCAGTAAATGTATCAAAGTCAATTCTATCTTTTACAATATAATCACCTTGATTATTATTTGAGGAATCAGTGACTCTAAATCTATTACCAGCAACCAATCCGTGAGGTCCAGAACAATTAAAGGTTCTTATGCCAGAAGAATAACTGGTGGTTGTAATCTGAACCGAAGGTCCGACAATAAAGGCATATTGATTTGCCGTAATTACAGAGTCTCCTGCGGTCTTGGCAATTGAAATCTGATTGTCCGCCGAAACTGCGGTAATACGATGATAAGTATCTGAAGTTGTTCCGGCACCAGTAAACTGAACCACATTACCAATTGCCGTTGTAATTCCTGATGTGGCAATATTAAATCTGGCAACGCCATTACCATTACCTATTACCGAAGCATCAAAATATAATCCACCTGCAGAATAACCAGAACCGGAAGAAACAATATCTGCCGAAATTACCTGTCCACCAGATACAATAACTTTTGCGGTTGCTCCTTGCCAGGTTCCAGTTTGAGAACCATTTAGAAGTTTGAGGTTCTGATATGTTCCGGAAGTATAAGAAGCACCAGCAACTAAAGTGCTATAAGTTACAATACCGGCAAGACCGTGCTCTCTGACAAAGGTAATTGTTGCACTTGATGTAGAACTAGAAACAGAAGATACATCAAGACCAATACCTAGAGTTGTGAGTAAAGTATCTGTAGATTCTTTTGTAATACTCTTTTTAAGGTCATTTGTTATGACATCACCAATCGGAGACCTTTTGGCAAATGACTTGGCAGAAGATGGATTATCATTAATATTATCTCTGTCTAACTGAGGGTATAAGTCAACAACATTTTGACTATACTTAATGCCTGTGAATTCTGTTGGTATTGCCTTATCGGCACTTAAAGTATAGATATGGTAAACACCATCCTGAATACCACTAATGTATGGAGTGATTACTTCGCTTCTATAATTATAAAGATTTGATTGTAAGTTATTTCTCTCAAATCTTGGAGATAATGTTGTTCTGTTAGACGTTATATTTGTGAATGACGCAGGAGTTCTTGTTGTTGTATGAGTAAAGGTCATATCATCAACAACCGATGCAACCACGAAGGTTCCGTTATAACCACGGTCATCTTCAGCGGTTGTATTAGTACTGTCCGTTACATTTTTAATAATAATACTATCACCAACCTGTAAATTGTGAGGAAGTTCAGAAATTACAGTTACGGTTGAAGATGTACGAGAACAGGTACTAATAAATCTTGAATTTCTGTTATAATCATAATCGGATGCCGTAAGACTAGAAAGACTAGGATCAGTATTATTACGATATCCAGTTGAACTAGATTCTTGAATCACAAATCCATCCTCTGGGTTTTTAGCACCCACAAGTTCTTTTGGAATTACAACTCTAATTTTGTAAAGTTTTTCATCCAAACTTCTGGTATCTTCAATTCTCTTTACATAAGAAGGTTCGGTTCTTTCAGTCAATCCGACAACACCCAATGTATTAATTGCCGTATAAATGCCACTACCAGCATTTGTGGTAATGTACCACTGACTTCCATCATATTGTACCGGATGCCCAACATCACCGGCAACTTTATCTGATACTCTACTTAAAATTCTTAAATTAGTTCCCTTATATACATTAATTGCAGTTCCATTTATAGCTGCGGATTGTGAGGAAGCAAGTTTAATTTGAGTGGAAGATTGACGAATTGCATAATATACGGTATTTTCTACAATATTTTCTGGTAAGTCGCCATCATCACTCAGAATAATAACCTTTTCACCAGTCTGAATATTATGAGTACCAAGAGTAAAAATATTAGATGATGGTATGGATGAGATATATTCTTTAACAGAACTTGTAACACCATCGGACATTAAAATATTTGCCGAATATTCTGTTCCGTTACCAACAAAATATAATTTATCGCTTACTCTTGCACCAATTCTATATCCTTGAGTGAGAGTTGGAGGAACATCATCTTCAGCAGTGAATCCAAAGAGATATAGTCTGGTATTATTTGCGACAGATATTGTCTTAGCAACATCCAATGAAATCCAATCAATATCTTCTTCTGTACCTACAATTGCTCTTGGAGTAATAATTGAGGTGATGAATGCCTTATTATCCTTATCAAATGCTTCTTTCTTAAATCCAGAAGAAGAAAGTGAAATCTGACCAAAGTTTGAGTTAGAGTTGGTGATACTTAAGTCACCACCACTTTCAGCATCGAATTGCTTATTAAATCCAATTCCAAAGACGGAAACAATCTGAATAAAGGCATCATTAGTTGCTTTTATGTGACTGGATTCCCATCCACTTCTATAAATTGATAATGGATCTAGGTGATATACAGTACCAAGTGAAGACGATTGGGAAGATAAAGTTGCTCCTGCAACTCTGGATATGGTAATATTATCAGAATAATCTCTATTTGTTGGATTATATTTTACGAATGCACGGTCATCTTTCTGTAAAGATACACCTGTAAATTGTGCCACAACCATCGAACGGAAACCCGATGCCTTACTGCCATCGGCAAGCATTCCATTCATACCATAAACGGAACGCAAGGAAATATTAAAGATGTATGGAGATGCTCCGGATACGGTATCGGTCTCAATAGTTACAAATGCACTTGATGCATTTCCTGGTGTTGCTAAATTGGGTGGAAAACTTGGGAGTAAGTATGTAAAGACGGTTGGGTCAGTAGCACTAATACTTTGAACTTTCGTGGAGATATTATAGTCCACTGGAGAAACTCCACTAATCTTGATTGGAGTTCCGTTCGTGAGTTCATGAGGTACTGCAGTTTTGACCGTAACCTGACTATTTGCGGTTCCACCACCTCCAGCTTCAATTGTAGAAATCTGAATTGGGTCTGGAGAAAGGGCACCTACAATCTCCCATTCCGGTCTCTGCTTCTCAAAACCACCGGAATTTTGTGGATACTTCTGATCGATGTCTCTACCTGATGCAAGATTAAATGCATTAGAGAGTTTTGCATAATACATATCAAGGTCAGTAAGACCAGTATCTTCATATAGATTTACACCATCGGCATACTCAAAACAGGTGAGTTTGTGGTGAGAGAATGTTGGGATTGATTGATTATTAACTGAGAAATCTACTGGGTCAGTGTATACCGTACCTTCTGAACTACCATCAAAGATACAAAACTGCCAGAAATAGCAGGCACCGGTAATTCTAAAAATTGCCGAGTTTGGAACAGCAGAATCTGTTGGGTTCGGAACATATTTTGGACGAATCTTGGTCTTTCTTAAATCTAGACCAACAATTGAAGTTCCTCTGGGTACAACAACACCACCATTAATACTATTAAACTTATAAAGAATATTGTCGTTTTGTGTTAGGTCAAAGTTAGAATCTAATGTAAGTGATAATACATCAGATGCTGGTGATATTACTCCACTTGGAGATATTGCTGTTGCTGTTCCACCGTCATTATAAACTGCAAAACCAGGTCTATTATCAACCGTATGTGCCCCTGGCATCAGGAGAATAGTAGTCTTCTCTACATCATCATTACCATTCCCTCTTTGATAGGAAAATCTCGCTGCCTCTAAAAGTGCTCTCTGTAGCGTCTTAAAGGGTTGAGCGAGTGAATTACCCTGATTACTAATACTATCAGTAGAATCAAGGTCGCTTGGAGAAACATAAAGAATGCGACCTTCTGTATTCTTTATGAAATTATCTAATTTATTTAATCCCATATTTATTACTGATAGACCTAATATGTTTTATTTATGAAGTTAAATCCTCCTCATCAAAAAGATATTCTACGTCTGGTGGCATATCCTCTGGATTTTCTAGGTCCATCATAAACAGGCAAGGATGTGCCTCTTCATCTATCAGATAGAAAGAGTTTTTATATAAGTCTTCTGGTTCAAATGCACGATACTTATCTGCCAATTTACATAAGTCTTGATCGTACAAATGCCCATCTGGTAATTCATCAAAGGTAAAAGGAATCTCGTTGATGAAGTACATTTTCACTATCATACTACCTTCATTATACCAGCAATATGCGTGAGTGATTTTATACTTTAAAGACATAGGAGTTGTTCCCATATCTTATATTTATTTTTTTAAATAGCGGTGGCGAGATTCGAACTCGCACTGTATTGATTTTAAGTCAACTGCCTACTGCCGATTGGGCTACACCGCCGATAAGACCATTATAACTCAGAAAGTCATAGTGGTCAAGTGCAGGTTAAGAGGATCGAACTCTTCTTCGCGGAATTATGAGTTCCGAGCATTCCACCAGATTGCTAAACCTGCTCGTTTAAAAATTGTTGCCAACTGTTTCCATAATGTAATATATGGTGACAATTTTGGCATAAAAGATCACATTTTTCAACTTCCTCCTGAACAAGTTCCCATTTTCGATTTGCAAAAGTTCTGCCATCAAGTTGAAATTCTTTTTGAGAAGGATCTCTATGATGAAAACATAAAGTTGCTGGTCTACTTTCTCCACAAGATTGGCACTTACCTCCTTTATATTGAAGGGCTTTCCATTTATTGGAATAACCTCTTGCTTTTTGTTCAGTATAAGTGTTTCTGTTTATAACACTTTTATCATTCTTATAACGCCATTTTTGTCTACAAGCATTACTACACCATTTTTTTAGTCGTCCTTTTGTCATTCTTTCATTAAGAATGTCACATCCACAACCTTGACAATTAGTAATAGTAGTAAACATAATGGTGCTATGAAAATATACATACACCTATTTATAATAGAATGTATGTAATACGAGTGCCTGGATTCGAACCAGGTCAAAGGCCCTAATCTGGGGCAAAGGCGTTATAAGTGCCCTCTGACTACCAAGTCTCACTCGCTTTAACCAGATCAATTATAGAGGATCTGGAACTCTTTGTCAACAACCTTCTTCGTGGTCTGTATATATTCGAACAAGGTCATCATCGGCAGGTATCATCACTGCTGCATTTCCATTTTCACCAACAATTCCGATGTGCTCTCCATTTTCGACTCGTTCGATAAGTTCGTCAAAGCGTTCTTGAAATTCTTCCACGGTAAAAACTTCCATTTTTGTTTTTTATTTAGTTCGTCAGAATGGATTAGAATAAACTAGATTATCTTCATTTACTTGATCACGAACAACTTCAAGAACATTCATAAACTGTTCAATATTTTCACATTCTACCACCTTTTCGTTTCCTTCACTAGAGTAGAGATAAAACTTACGAGCAAGTGTATCAACTACACATTTAGTTAGGAACTCTTCCGTCTTATGGGACATTTGGGCATTT